CAGAGGCCCGCGGCAGCGGAAGGCAACCTCATCAAGCGCGAGTGGGTGCAGAGGTACAAGGAGCCGCCGGAGAAGTTTACGCGCATAGTGCAGAGCTGGGACTTGACGTTCAGTGCGGGTGCCGACAATGACTACGTGGTGGGGCAGGTCTGGGGCATGACGGCAAGCGGCTTCTACCTGCTCGACCAGCACCGCAGACAGATGTCCTTCTCCGACACACTGGCCGCCATACGCTCTATGACAAGCAAGTGGCCCGCGGCGACCGCAAAGCTCATTGAGGAGAAAGCCAACGGGGCCGCAGTGCTTGACGTGCTGCGCCGTGAGGTGGTGGGATTAATCCCCATCAAGCCCAAGACAGGCAAGACAGAGCGCCTACAGGCCGTACAGCCCTTGTACGAAGCAGGCAACGTATATATCCCACTGGGGCCCATCTGGGCCGATGAATTCATTGATGAGCTGGTTACATTCCCCGCGGGGGCGCACGACGACCAGGTGGACGCCTCCACGCAGGCCCTTACGTGGCTACAAGCGCACAGGGGCACGGGTAGGGCTGGCGTGGTTATTTGAGAGGTGAGCGCGTGAGCATCATATCAAAGCTCCTGCGAGGTCTGGGGCGCAAGAGCGTCAACTCCGACTACGGGCGCTGGTACAACATCTTCGTGGGAGGCAGTGCGTCAGACCGCAGGCGACTAGGGCAGGACAGCACATACGCCGACTTCATGACGCTGGGTTATGCCCGCAACGCCACGGTCAGGTCATGCGTAGACCTGCTGGCGCAGGCCGTCGGCTCCGTCAACTATCTTTATTACAAGGGCAAGGGCACCAAGGCGACCAAGGCGCTGGACAGCGCAGACGAGCTGGACGAGCTGGACGAGCGGCACCCCATCGTGGAGATGCTGGAGGAGCCCAATTCTGAGCAGGGGCGCGTCGAGTGGCTGCAACAGTATGTGATGTATATGACTCTGGGCGGCAACGCCTATCTGTTCTCGGCGCTGGACGTCACGGGCAACAGGCCCCGCAAGTCCGAGCTATGGTGGCTGGATCCCGACGCAGTGGAGCCGCAGGCCCGCAAGAGGGCAGGCGAGCCGCGCGTGTACGTGTACCGTCCGGAGGGCGGGCAGGAGCAGCGGTTCACCGCAGAGCAAGTGCTTCACATCAAGGCAGGCGGCACAGGCGATGAGGGCACGGCCCCCGCGCTGGCAGCGGCAGAGGCAATAAACCAGAACAACCTAGCCCGCCTGTGGAACTCCGACCTGCTGTCTAACCGCGGCCGCCCGTCGGCTATAGGCAAATGGACAGGGGCCTACGAGCTGGACGAGGCACAGATGCAGGCCAAGGCGCAGGAGCTGGCGCAATTCTTCAAGCCGGAGAGTTCCGGCAAGTTTTTATTCACCCAGTTAACGGACATCCAGATGCTGGGGCTCACCCCGGAGCAGATGGCGTACGTCGAAGGGCTCAAAGAGAGCATGCGTGAGATTTGCAGGGCCTTCCGTGTGCCTTCGCAGTTGCTGGGCGACAGCGACAGCGCGACATATAGCAACTACCAGGAGGCCCGCAAGTCCCTATACCACGAGGTGGTAATCCCCTACTCGGAAATGCTCACATCCGCCTTACAGAGGTGGCTGCGCGTCTGGGAGCCCGGCCTGATAATCGTCCCCGACACGGACAACATAGAGGCCCTACAAGAGGACGCCAACGCGCGCTTCGAGCGGGCCAACGCCGCGCAGTTCCTGACAGTCAATGAGCGCAGGCTACTATCAGGGTATGACGCTCTTGAAGAGGGCGGGGATGTGGTGCTGGTGCCCGCGGGGCTCATGCCCTTAGACCAGCTAACCCTTGCCGCGGAGTACACGGGAGACGTGATGCCAGGCAGGGAGGAAGAGCCGGAGGAAGCGGAGCAGACCGAGGCGGAGCAGGCGGAGGATGAGGACGAGGCGCAGGCCGCCGCGCCCGCAGGCGCATGAGGGTAGGAGGTAACCAGCAAGCCCTTCGCTCCTTCGTGGCAGGTAATGAGGCAAAGGTGCGGGGCCGCTGGAACAGGCACAACAGGGACGCCGCCGCGACCATCACCCAAGCCGACCTCGCCGTGGCGCTAAGGTTCGGCGACCTGCCGGCAGAGGCATATGAGCGCATAGCGGAGGCCGACACACTGTTCGTTACCCGACAGCTCAAGCCCATGTGGCTCACAGGAGCGCAGGCAGGCGGGCAGTCCGCCACGGCGGGCATACGCAGGGCTGGCAAGTCATGGCTCGACAACTGGCGCTACAGCCCGACAGGGCACCTGATAGAGCGCTGGATAAGGCACAGGGCAGGCGCGATGATAACACAGTGGGGAACCGCACGGCAAGGGGCCCTGCGCACGGTGATACGACACGCCATCCGCGCTATACCCTTGCAGACAGGCGAACAGCCGTCAATCTATTACATCGCAGAGCTAATCAAGGATGCCTTCGGGCTCACCGAGCTACAGGCACAGTGGGTAACGAGCTACCGCGATAAGCTATGGAAGGCCCTCACATCAGATCCAAAGACACAGACCATCCCTCCCATCAAACTTCAAGCCATCGTCGACAAGAAAGCCAAACTCTACCAGTACAGCATGACACAGATGAGAGCGCAGACCATCGCGCGCACGGAGACCGCCGCGGCCTTCAACCAGGGGCAGTTCGCCGCCGTCGTGGAGGCGCGGGACGAAGGGCTATTTGGCAAGGACGCCACGCTGTTCAAAGTCTGGTCCGCCGCTTCCGACTGCTGCGATGAGTGCCAGGCGCTGGACGGCATGAAGCTACCTATCGACGCACCCTACGGTGAGCACGGCGCAGGCGGGGCCGACGGCGACACGCCGCCGCTACACCCCAACTGCCGTTGCACCCTTTACTACGAAACGGAGTGACCCCCACATGCAGAGCTATAAGACCAAGACCTTCTCTATTGTGCCCGGTACGGGCTGGATGGAAACGAAGGTTGACGTGCCGGGCCGTAAGGTCATGGGCTACTTCGCCGCCTTCGGCAACAAGGACGCGGACGGAGACATAATCCCCCGCGGTGCTTTTGCGAAGAGCATCGCAGAGCGCGGGCCGCAGAGCGCGAAGCCCCGTATCCTGTTCCTCCGCGACCATGACAGCGCAAAGGTGCTGGGCCGCGTGGACGTGCTACGGGAGGACGAGAAGGGCCTTTATTTCGAGGCGGCTATAGCGGACACGCAGCTGGGCAATGAAACGCTGGAGCTTTACAAGATGGGCGCGCTAACCGAACACAGTATCGGCTATCAGACCATCAAAAGTCGATACGACAACGAGCAGAAGGCCAATGTGCTAGAAGAGCTCAAGCTGTGGGAGGGCTCCGTGGTGGCGTGGGGAGCGAACATGTGTACTCCTCTGGTCGGCATAAAGAGCGCCAAAGACATATTTGAACGGCTGGAAACCCTGGCCAAACAAGCACCCGACGATGAGTACAAGCAGCGCATGTACGTGCTGATAGAGCAGCTTAAAGCAGAAGCAGCACTCGAAGGCAAGGAGCCGCCCGATGAGGGCACTCCGGAGCCCGCAGAGCCGCAGGCGGACGCGAAGCTGGTCGAGGTCATAACGCGACTAAAGGAAATCAGAAACCTAATTTAGGAGGAAATTACATGGCAGATGAGCTGAACAAGGAGCTAAATGCCCTTATAGGCGAGCTGCGCGCGAAGGCCGACGAGAAGGACAAGGAAATAAAGAAGCTCGGCGACGCGAGCGGCGAAACTAAACAGGAACTCGAAAGGATGAAGTCCGAGTTCGTTACGTTGAGCAAACAGCTTGACGAACTTGAGGCCAAGGCCAAGGCCCCTGGATTGTCCATGGAGACCAAGGCAGAGCAGCTAACCAAAGCAAAGTCAGATTTAGCCGACATGCTCCGCAAGGGCAACTACCAGATTACAGGCAATACCAGCGGCGGCTACACGGTACCCGCGATACTAAGCGAAGACTTGATTCTCAAGATGCGCCCCTACGATCCGATGAGGAGCCTGTCGACCGTAGTTTCAATATCTGGCGGCTCGCCGTACTACATTCCTAGGGTAACCACGGCACAGACCGGCGGATGGAGAACCGAAACCACCGCGGCCTCGGCTAGCACCCCTGGTGTTTTCGAGCAGCGCAGCATCACACCTCATAGCGTATACACGCAGGTAACCGTAACCAGGGCACTGGTGGAAGACAGTAAGTATGACATAGTGGCGCACATCATGAACGAATCCGCAGAAGCGATTGCGTACACGGAAGGCAAGGCGTTCGTCAGCGGCGACGGAAACGGCGTCCCTGCCGGCGTCATGTCCGACGCGACCGTGCTGGCGAACTACGAGACCGCGGGCGACGATGCGCTAACGGCCGACGCGCTGGTAAAAGTACCCCTCAAGCTGCCTACAAGATATTTGATGGGCGGCAACCTTGCCTATCTGGTTAACAGAAAGACCATGGCCGCGGTCCTTACGCTGAAGACCGCATCGACCTCCGGGGACTTCTACTTCCATGCCGAACCGAACCAGGCGTACAAGTGGACGCTGAACGGATACCCCGTGTATCTCTCTGACAGCATGCCCGACATCGGAAACGCCACCTACCCTGTGCTGTTTGGAAACTTCAGCAAGGGCTATCGGATCATAGACGTCGCCGATTCCATGTTCATCGTGAGAAACGAAATCACAAGCCCCGGCTTTATCACCTTCCACGTAGAGAAGCGCACGGGCGGCCGCGTAGCCAACCCCGATTGCTTCGCTGTCGTGAAGACTTCTTAGGAAAGGATAGTGGCGTAAATGGCATCTGAATACACGACCATTGACAAGACCAAACTTGCCGCCACGATCCAGCCGGCGGCAATATCGGCCACAACCACGGGGGCAACCGTAGACACGCTCGGATACGACAGCGTGGGCGTAATGCTGCACGTGGGAGTAGTGACAACGGCCGATGCTTCCAACTATTTCACAATAGCGTGGGAGCACGGCGACAAGTCCGACATGAGCGACGCCGCGGACGCAGCGGACTATCTTACCAAGGTGCAGGGTACCATGCCGACCAAGGTCGCGCTGACCACGGGCGACGAGGTCACCTACACGGCGCATTACTTCGGTTCCAAGAGGTACATACGCTGCAAAATCACCAAAACAGGAACGGTACTGGGAGACTTCTGCGCCTTCGTCCAGCTCGCAGTACCTGGCATAGCGCCAGTTTCCTAACTAATCCAACACGGCGGCAGGGTGGGGTTTGGTCCCTGCCCTGCCTTCCGATAGGAGGCCCCATGAGGAACCTCTATGTCAAAACGCAGCCCGTCGCAGAGCCCGTCACGGCGGAGGAAGTCAAGCTGCACAGCCGCATAGACGTGAACGACGACGACACGCTAATCACGCTTATGGCGGCAGCCGCACGGCAGGCGTCGGAGTTATACACGGGCCGCGCCTACATCACACAAACGCTGGTACTCACCTGCCCGTGCAATACGGCGGGTGAAATCTGGCTGCCTAGGCCACCGTTCACATCCGTCACGGGCGTGAAGGTGTTGGGGGATGATCTGACGTGGACTGCCCTTACAGTGACCACCGACTACAAGGTGGTGACCATAGGCGAC